AGTAGATCTTTACTGCCTTCTGGTACCTGTAAATTCCACAGTTCAGGTACTACTATGTAGTGCGTACGACTTCTTTTAAGACTACGATCCAGACTTTCCATTGGTACGAACTCTTCATTTTTATTCTTACCAATATTTATCTGGTGTGTTTGGTAGAATGCTTCTAACATTAAGTCACCCATCATTACACGTAGTTTAAACCATTCCCAAGGTGGTTGATCGTCGTGATAGTAATTTATATCATCTAAGATATATGTGCCAATCGTTGTACTTAAATGAGTAAGATTAGCTTCACCTTGGTAGGATTTATTTCCACGTATACTATTACGGGTGAAGTGTTGTTGTATAGTATCCATACTAAACACAAGGTAGGCTTTTAAGTCTGCAGCAGTAGACATCTTTAGTAAGCTGCAAGCTATATGGGCTTTAGCTTTACGTATCTTCTCCTGTATATAGTGAAGTTGATCCTGCATATTGTACCTTACCTATTTTAATTTGATCGTCTAGTAATAGTCTGCCATTAACATCACGATAATCATTAGCATATATTACTCTCTCAATACCACTTTGTAGTATTAGTTTAGCACATTCAATACAAGGTGAGTACGTGCAGTATAGTGTTGCACCTTTAGACGAGCTTGTACTCTGCGCTAGTTTGCATATGGCATTAGCCTCTGCGTGTATAACCTCTTTATTGGTTACACCATGTTCATCTTTACAGTTATTAGACATGCCCGAAGGCATGCCATTATAACCCATACTAAGTATGTTACCATCTTTAACAATGATAGCACCTACTTTTGTACCATTATCATGAGACATATTAGCTATTCTATTAGTAATATCCATGAATAATTTATCTAGTTTATTTATATCAGGCATTATACAGCTACGAACCTCTCATCTGGTATCGAGCTAAGTCTACCTGTATTTACATCGTATGTAGCACGACCAGCTTTACCTGTATTACCTGTGAATCTAGACTTAAGTACTGTAAACTCTATTGTATTTCTTTTAATATCATCTTCTGCTATTAAGTTTCTAGCAAATGCAATGATATCAAATGATATTTGTTTAATAGAGCCACTGCCTTTGATGTCATCGATAGAAGCTAGGTTACCTTCTTCGAATGATTGTTTATCACCTTGAGCTTTTCTTAAGTGTGATATAAGACCTAGCCATATGTTATGTTTCTTTACGATCTTAAGTAGATCACTCATCAATTTATCTATCGCTTCGTTACCACTACGTCCTTCAGAACCTTCAGATACTGCAATGGTAATATGGTCAAGTACAAGATACTTACAACCCATGAGAGCCATATACTCGATCTTATCCAAGAGCGAAGCATCTGAACAAGATCCTTGATGGTCAAGAAGAACAAGTCGTTCGTCTTTGAATACGTCATCAAATCCTTCTCGTAATTGCTCATCCTTAATATTCTTGATATCCATTGTAGATCGCTCAAGAGACATGGCAATAAACTTTTCTGCAGTGTCGCCAATACTTTCTTCGAGAGATATAAGTCCGACTTTACTATCAGTCTTATCAAGTAAATCAAGAGCGATCTCTTTAATGACAGTAGACTTACCGCTGCCAGTACCGGAAGTAAATAAAGTAATTTCACCGTGTCTGATTCCTTGTAGTTTATCGTTTAATCCTTGCAAACAAGAAGGATACGGAACAGATATAGTTGTTTGTCTGTTCTTAAACTCTCGCCATATAGGTTCACCTACTACTATACCTGATGGAGACCACGTCTGTGCATTCCATATTGCTTGTAGTATACTATGCGAACCGTTCTTCATAAGTAATTCGCATGGATCTTTACAGCCTTGTAAGTCTCCTACTTTAACTTTACCTGCACCTATTATCTTAGCTGCACGCTCAACTGCTTCTTTTCCTGCATCATCTGAGTCAAATAGTAGCACCACTGATTCAAATCGTCTCAGCCAAGAGCGATTATCAAGTAAATGTTTAGTACCTGTAGCGCTTGGTATTGAAACAACTGGAAATACTTTGTTATATTTATCCATAAATGCCTGAGCAACTGCGCAAGCATCGAGTTCTCCTTCAGTAACAACAACTATTTTACCACTTGTTGCAGCGTTTTGACCGAACAACTCTATCTTTTTGTAATCTCCGTGTGTAAGGAAATCTTTAGGTAGCCTACGTTCTTTGTAAGCTACTACTTTATTATCTCTAGTATACGGATAGAAATGAGATCCACCTGATCCATCAGGATTTACTGCCATTTTTATACCGAAATAGTCTACAACTTGCTTAGATATACCACGACTTGTAATAGCAAAGCTGTTAAGCTCACTAATTTCTTGCATGATATCTTGCTTAGCTGTAAATTCTGTAGTAATTTCTTCTAATTGTTCCATGTTATTCATCACTTTCTTTGTAGAATAATTGCATGAGAAACAGTGTGCACCATCATCGTAGATAGTAAATGCATCTGACGAATCACATTTAGGACACTCTGTTTGTATGTATCTAGTCATTTCCATAACCTTTCTTTAGCTTGTCGTATCTTCCTTCTTTTCATAGAGCTTTGCAGCTTCTTCTGCATACGTTGCTCCTTCTTTAACTTTGCTTTTGTGTACTCGTCTAACTCTGACGTAAATATACTCTCGTCCTTTCGGCACGATTGTTTTATGTAATTCTGCATGATATACCTTATTGTCATTAAACTCTTCGAATATACCTTGGTATGTATCAAAGAGTGGTTTAATTACGTTATCAAGATCGGCTGCTCTATTAGAGAAGCCTGCTACAATATAGAATTCTACTTGATCTGAACCGAAGGGCCATTCAACCCCTCGGATTTCATCACGTAGTTCGTTTTGATAGTCAATGTACTGCCTCTGCTTTATCGCTTTGTTGCGGTACGTCATGTTGTTCGCTGACAACGGCTTCACCATAAAGGTGTGTTCTAATATCTTCATAATCCTTCCATGTTGTTAGCATACGTAGTAGCTTATAACTTATTTCAAGTTGTTTAAGCGAAGCTTTATGCTCACGCCAGGTTTTCTTTACGATATTCCACTGTCTTTTAGATGGAACTCCAGCTAGTATTTTCTCAGCTTTCTTAGGACCTATACCTTTAAGACCTGGTATATTATCTGTGTTGTCACCGGTTAAACACTGCAACATCAATGACTTATAAGCCTGATCGTCATCAACGAACTGCCATGTATCTTTGTTATAGTTGTAATGATTACCTGGAATTTGCAGTAAGTCTTTATCTATACCACATATAACATATTGATCGTCGCTTTCTCTAGCTTCATAAGCCCAGATAGCTACAAGATCATCTGCTTCCATACCGTCAGCTGATATAGCACCTTTAGATTTAGCATAGTTAAATAAGAAATTAAGTTTCTTTCTTATATCTTTATCAAGCTCAGGTCTATTAGATTTGTAAGGTTTGTATAAATCTTTACGAAAATTCTTACTACCTTTAACAGCATATAATATATTGAACTGTTCTTCTTCGTCAAACGGATTTGCTAGTTTATCCTTTACATTAAGTTCCATCTTACGACAGAATCTATCATAGTGTACACGCAAATCTGCTTCACTATCAGATCCGTACGCTACCTTAAAGAAGATAGAGTCAGTATCTACAAGCATATTTATAGTAGTCATTTAATGTACCTCTGCATAATTGTTACCGATTGAACCTTCACCTGCCATTATATTAACACCAACTTTCTTTGGACCTTCAGCAAATGATTCGATTAATATTTCAAGAACTCTGTCTGCATCTTTATCTGCTACAGACCATGCAACCTCGTCATGATAGTATAACCTAGGTTCTGCATCAAGACCTTCGCATTTAATTTTCTTCATCTGATAAGCTACAGCAGACTTAGTTGTCACAGCTTCACAGCATTGAAGTAAATAATTAAGTGCTTGATAAGGTTGAGGAGTATATACTTTACGACCGTCAAGACCTGGTATGTAACCTTCTACATTACCTTGGCTTGAAGTTATTTTCCATATAGATTCTATCTTTTCACGTAGAACCTTTAATCCAGGAATAGCATCGCCGTATCTTTCCATTGATTCACTGCCAACCTTAGGTGATTTCTTACCTGATAGTACTTGACCTAGCTTAGCTGCACCTGCACCGAATAGATATGCATAGATCCACGTCTTAGCTGTACGTCTATCTGTACCTATAACATCCGCATTGTATTGATGTATATCACCAGATAATATTTGATTTGTAAGATCAGGTGAATTAACATAGTGAGCTAGTGATCTGAATTGGTTACCACTAGAATCAGCACCTACAATCTTACGACCTGGTTCTGCTACTAGTAATTCACGTAACTCTCTACCTAGCGGAGCTGTTACAGCAGGTAGATTAGCAATAACTTCATGACGGCAGCGGAATGTCGGTGTACCTACAACCCACAGTCTACCATGTAGTCTGTTATCTTTTAGCTCACGGAACCAACCTTCAACTACACCTTTACGAGATCGTAGTG